TTTTTAATTTCTAAGAATAACCAAGGGCCTTCAACTTGTTTGATGAAGTTAACAATAGTGAAACTATTACCTTGAGTGGCACCTAAAATTTCACAAAACTTTTCATAAGCTCGCACTGAAGCACCGACTTTGAACTGTTGATTGAAGAAGCACCTGTTAAAGATGGTCTCCACTTTGATATGGATATCGCTTGTATGTACGGTACTCTGATTAAGCCTATTGAGCCTACTGATTTGTTGTGTAAATATGTTTCAATTCGACGCCCATTCGTTGGTCCAGTAAATGGATGGGTAACTGACCAATGGATTGAAGACGGTGTTGAACTTCTGAACGTTGTTCATGCAGGTGATTTTAGTGTAGTTCCACGTAGTGCTGTGGTTAATATCCTTAATTAATGTTGTACATCCAAGGATGGATGGAGTATAGCGAATTCAATTTAAACAAAGAGAGAGAAATTATGATTACTATTGGTGAAATTAAGCGTGTATCGTCTGCATCTCGTTCTAAAGCTGCAGGTCGTCTAGTTGAAGTTGTCGGACTTCGTACTAATGGTACTGGTCGTGTTAAAGAAGTTAAAGTTCGAATCATTCCTAGTTCTGGAAAAAGTGAAACTCAGTACGCTTACGTAAGTCCTAAATTCTTGGAAACTCATGTGAGCGCTCATTTTGCTTCTACTGAACCTAATGTACAGTTCAAATGGGCCCTTTGCAAAGGCGTTGAATTCCAGACTGATAAAGAATTTGATTTCATCGACGAATATGGTTATCCAAGCAAAACTGATATCATGTGTGGCTTCATTAGTGACCAATGGGTTGAAGATGGTGAAAAGTTATACAATATCGTATTCTTAGGTGACTTCCGAGTTGTTAAAGAATCTGAAATCACTCGCTATGTATCTCCTCGTAAAGCTTAAGGAATTATTATGAATATTGCAAATCTCTCTATTGGTGATTATGTACACGTATCAGATGCTTCTCGCTCTAAAGTTGCTGGGAAGTTGGTTGAAGTTCTTTATGTAAGTGATCCGGTTTTTGGACGTAACGAAGTTAAAGTTCGTGACGCCGATGGCAACATTGGTTACGTTAAAAGCCAATTCATTGAACCAGAAGAAAAAGCGTTCAAATGGGGACTATGCAGATCAGTTTCTGTTGAAAAAGACCATGAATTCACTATTGCTGCGGCAACTGATGGGACACCGTGGAAAACTAAGCAAATCGCTGGATTTATTAGCGACCGTTGGGTAGAAGATGGTGTTAAGCTTTATAACATCGTTTTCGCTGGACAGTTCATGGTAGTTCCTGAATTCCAAATTAAAAAATATAGCCCAGCTGCTTTCGCATAAAGTTGTTTACTTCTCCTCTGGTTTTGATATTATAACCATATCAACCAGAGGAGAATAATATGTTAGTTTACCGCGTAGAACGTAGTTTTTGTACTCAACGTGAATCATTACCAGGAGTTGCTATCGAAGACGGTAAAGCCGTCAGAATTTGGGAAACCTCCTGGAATAAAGAACCTCGTTCGCCATACGGTTGGTCGGGCACCGACAACTCTGAAGAAACATGGGAGTTCCTTGATAAGCATGGAATACTCTCAGGTAACTTCTACCATCACGGCGACAACTATAATGTACCTAATCGTCCTACAGTAAATGAAGACAAACTCCTTGAACAAAATATCTTAAGATACTATAGAATTGAGCACACATTTGAATTGAACGAAGATTGGGCTCAAGGGTTCTATTTTGGATTTGAAAGCGTTGACGCGGTTTATGCATGGTTTGATGACCAGGTGGATGTTGAACTCTTGAAAGCTAAAGGATACTACATCGCGGTCTATGAAGCACCTGATTTCATCCTCGGAAGTTGTCAATTAATGTTTAGACGTTCATTGGCAGAACAAGTTGATTTTATTTTGCTAAAATGATGTACAACAACTATGGTCTATGATACTATAGACCTATCAAAACAAGAGGAGAATATTATGAAACGACAAATCATTAAAAACGTAACTACTGATTCAAACATCGATGAGTTTGAAGATGTTCTGTTTAATCCTGATTTAGTTGTTGTACAGAAAAACTGGACCGGATTTTTATGCTACACCGAAGTGGTTTACGTTTACGAAAAACTCGGTGATGAAATGCCTATCTACGGTATCTTCCGTGAAATCACTGAAAACGGTACAACTTATTGGAAGGAAACTTACTAATGGCTAATAAATTCCGCGTTAACTCATGGTACCAATTTAAAGATAAACGTGCCCAAGAAGAGTTTATTAAAGACCATACTGATAACGGGATTTATGCACTACTTCTTGGCATGGAACCATTTAAAGTATTAGATGTTGACCATCTTGGTCGTCCTACTAAAATTGTGACATCTACTGGCATGGTTGGATACGCGACAGGTGGTGATATCCTTGATGAAAACTTTATCTGGCTCTCCACGAATGAAGCAGAGTTCTTTGACGAAGTTGGAAATCCATATCAAGCGTCTGAAGAGCAAGACTCTGGAGAACTTGATGAATTGTCTGAATTTCCGGTGATGACGATTACTATCAAAAATAACGACCAGGCATGGTCTTTGTATCAAATGTTGAAAGCACATTTTAAGGAATAATAATGCCGTTATACGACTATAAATGCCAATCTGAAGATTGTGGTCATGAATATGAAAAAATTAAAAGGATTTCTGAACGAGAAAACGATGTTTGCCCTGAATGTCATCGTCTGTCTACTCGTCGGGTTTCTGCTCCTAAACATGTGAACGGTGGTTTTTACGACTTACTTAAAAAGGGTTAATTATGGCTTTTAAAGGTTTTGAAGTTGGTAAGAAATATCGTATTATCAAAGGTCAAGAAGATAATTTCTTGAGAATTCTTAATACGACTGGTAAACGTCTTAACACTACTCTGCATACAGTTTTATTATCAAGAGATTTTATTGTAGAAGAGATGATTGGCTACGGTGTTTCAATGATTGCCGCTGAAACCGATGGACCTGGACGTACAATCATTAGTATGCAAGGTGATATTCTAATTTACGGTGCAGAATTTAAATTCTTTGAAGAAGTTCAGGAACCAGATACAGCTGTCGATTTCAAAAAAGGCTCTATAGAATTTGTTGATGGTTCGGTGATCGTATCAGGCGATGTGGTCATTACAGTTAAAAGTGAACAAGGGCGTTTGGCTGCAATTGATGCACTTCAGAAAATTAAATTTAAATAAGGGCTTCGGCCCTTTTTGCTTTAGATTTCGGATGATAGAATACCTTCATAACGAGGAGACAACATGATTAAAAATGAAATTAAGGTATTGTCGGATGTAGAACATATTAAGAAACGTAGTGGCATGTATATTGGTTCTTCTGCTAAAGAAGCCCACGAGCGTTTTTTGTTTGGTAAATATCAACAAGTTGAATATGTTCCTGGTCTGGTTAAATTAATCGATGAGATTATTGACAACTCGGTTGATGAAGCTATTCGTACATCATTTAAGTTTGCAAATAAAATTGATGTGCAAATTAAAAATAATCAAGTTTCGGTGGAAGATAACGGACGTGGTATTCCTCAAGGTTTAGTTACCGACCAAACAGGTGAACAAATTCCTGGGCCTGTAGCAGCCTGGACTATTCCAAAGGCCGGTGGTAACTTTGGTGATGACTCTGAACGTAAGACTGGTGGTATGAACGGCGTCGGGAGTAGTTTAACTAATATCTTCTCTACGTTGTTTACAGGCATCACGTCAGATGGCGAAAATGAAATCACTGTTAACTGTTCAAACGGAATGGAAAACAAATCATGGTCTTCTAAGAAATCTAAAGGTAAAGGCACTAAAGTAATCTTCACTCCTGATTTCACTTCATTTGAAGAGCATAATTTATCTCAAATTTATTTAGATATTACTTTAGACCGACTTCAAACATTGGCAGTCGTTTATCCTGATATCAAGTTCACATTTAATGGTAAAAAGGTCGATGGTAATTTTAAACGATTTGCTAAACAATTTGGTGAAGATAACATCATTCAAGAAAATGATAAAGTCTCTATAGCATTCACAACATCACCAGATGGCTTCCGTCATTTAACTTATGTGAATAACATCCATACTAAAAATGGTGGACATCATGTTGAATGTGTAATGGACGATATCTGCGAACATCTTTTGCCGGGTATTAAAAAGAAATATAAGGGTATTGAAGTCACTAAAGCTCGTGTTAAAGAATGTCTCACAATGTTGATGTTTATTAGAGACATGAGCAACATGCGTTTTGATTCTCAGACTAAAGAACGTTTAACGTCAACGTACGGTGATATTCGTAATCATATCCAATTAGATGCTAAGAAAATTGCTCAGGCACTTCTTAAAAATGAAGCCTTGATTATGCCTATTGTTGAAGCAGCATTAGCTCGTAAATTGGCGGCAGAAAAGGCTGCAGAAACTAAAGCAGCTAAAAAGGCAACTAAAGCTAAGGTTCATAAGCATATTAAAGCTAACCAATGTGGTAAAGATGCAGATACGACATTGTTTTTAACAGAAGGTGATTCGGCAATTGGATATCTCATTGATGTTCGTGACCGTGAACTACATGGTGGATTCCCATTACGTGGTAAGGTGATGAATAGCTGGGGTATGTCATATGCTGATATGATGAAGAACAAAGAGCTCTTTGATATCTGTGCTATCACGGGTCTTATTCTTGGTGAAAAAGCAGAGAATACGAACTATCGTAATATTGCAATTATGACCGATGCCGATCATGACGGCCTTGGAAGTATTTATCCTGCTTTGCTTGCTTTCTTTAGTAATTGGCCTGAATTGTTTGAACAAGGACGTATTCGCTTTGTTAAAACACCTGTAATTATTGCACAAATTGGCAAAACTCAAAAATGGTTTTATACTGTAGCTGAGTATGAAGAAGTTAAAGATACACTGCCTAAGCATAGTATTCGATACATCAAGGGATTGGGCTCACTTCAGCGGGATGAATATAAAG